GTCGTCGTTGCGGACTTTAAAATCCGCTTCAGACAGCATCGGCACCACGCACCGCTGTGCCACCTCTCGCAATCCAGCAAGAAGGTGGCCGAAGGGGTCTCCTTGGAGATCCCAAGCGGCACACTCATCGTCCGCCACGCGATACAGTGCAATGGCAGCGTTTCTACGCTGCGGGGTGCAATTCCCCTCTATCTTGCCGAACACCGTTGTCAGTTGGTGAACAGCTCGGATAGACTCGATGCAAGGATCGCGTCGAAGGACGCCCATAGGTGTGAAGATGTTCTCCAGAAAACCCCGTAGAAACACGGGGAGCTCTCCACGTCTGGCGAAGCCAGTATGCGTGGTGGGAGTCCACCTTCCTTCTTCGAGGGCCCGTAAAAAGGCCTTTCCGAAGGAGGGAAGGGTGATCCGTAAAAACGAGTCACCTTCCATCTCACACCGACGAGACACCGTTAAGGCGTCTCGACGGGCATCGACACCACAAAGGACACCTAGCTCGGATGCCAGGGTATCCCACAAGGATGCCAGGCTTTTCATCACGCCCTCCTTCCAGAGGGATCGAGAATCCTAGCCCAGGGTCCACAGACCTTACTGTCAGGTCTCGCTGCCGACGAGCTTCGTCGACGCGCTGTTGGTGCTGGCCTTAAGCCAGTCCGCCAGCGCCACGAGATACGTCACCAGTTCCGCGTTGGTAAAACCAACGGGCGGAATGTCGAGCGTGAGAAACACACTCGCGCTGACCGGAAGATTCCGGTCACTGGCAAACGGATCAGTGACGATCTTGTTGACATCCAGACGCACCTTGTGCTGGTTCCGCTTCCCGTTTGAATGGGAAACGGTCAGCGCGTAAGTGCCATCATCCTTCGAGTAGCGCCCGCTGTTAAGCGAGGTGCCAACTCTAGGGAGTGATTGGGCCACGGAATTAACCGTAACCGACTGAGGATCTGCAAACACTGGGACTCCTTGATGAAGGGGACGGTTGGTACCGCCATGGATGGACAACGCAGCAGCTGTGCCAAGCTTGAGCCTGGGTGCATACTACGCCGATGGGTTCACAACACGATATCAGGGAAGCAGCCCCCCCGTCGGGGGTTCTACCTTTGTATACCGAGCGCAGCGAGGATGGAAATCTGGCGCGTGGATAACGTGCCAGTGCCACCGAAACCAAGGTATGGAACGGAAAGGAAACGAGTCTTCGTTTCGAAAACAGTTGAGCTCCGAACCGGCGTCCAAGACGTCAGCGAAGTGCTCGCCTGCTCTGCTTCCCGCCGTGCATGACACATTACAAATGCCTGCACGGGTACCATACCATCCGACAGTAAATCGGACACAGACGCCATAATCACATCTGTGTTCGTGAGCCAGTCCGAAAACCAGCTCCAAGGCGAAAGGTTCCAGAGAACTTCTGGAGTGAGCTGCAGGCCGAGTACGTGCTTCGCGAAATCCGCGAAATTACGAGACTCGTTCCGTGCAGCCATGGGTACAGGAGGAAAATACAAGTACTTTCCTTCGAACCATACACGGCGGAGATTTTGCTTCCACGTGCCACCCTTGCCTTGATTGCCAAACGTAAAGCCATCTTTCCACCGGTAGACAACAATGTTGCCATTGGTGGCTGACGACTCGCTGGCGATCGGATAGGAGTGCCCAACTTTGATCGTGTGATTGGCAGACGCCTTGAGGGCGCTACCGAGAATGCGATCAGCCTCCACGACGCGCTTGTAATAAGTCCGGATCTCTGTTTCCAGAGGCTTCCAGCCGAAGTTCCAAGCAACGTAGTCACTAGCAGCTCCCTTCGTCAGTTTCCTAAACGAAGAGAGCGCTTTACGCCACCGGATTAGATCCGGTGCGCTAGGGACGCCGTCCGAGATCAACTCACCCGCTGAGGTGAGGAGATTAACAGACGGGGAGGCAGGGCGAGACATTCCAATTGCGGAGTCTCCCATGTTCCTGACGGTGTTATCCGACAGTGCATTGGAAGACAAGAGTGAAGGGGTCGGACAAAAGATTACGTTCGTCCCCTGCAGAGGCATTCCTGCCTGCACGACGTCGATTCTCCTGGTCAAGTACAGCGGGCCATTTCTGACCCACTGTATGACTTCGGAGCCTCCGCCGCGTGTCACTCCTGCAACTGTTGTGCCTGGAATTGCTCTGGCTGAATAACCCATGAGCAACTCCCTCCATTTGGTGTCGAT